TACAGGTGCTATAGGTTCAGTAGGAATAGGAAACTCTTCTAGCCTATCTGGTGTTACATCTACAGTATCTATAGGTCAAATAACAATTGACAACTTTACAGTACTGACTTCTGTATCAAGTACAGGTTCTATAGGTTCAGTAGGAATAAGTAATACTACAAGCTTATCTGGTGTTACATCTACAGGACAAGTAAATACATTTGAGTCAGTTACAGGTAAAGCAAATCAAACACCTACAACAGTTGTTGCTACAGGTGCAATAGGTACAGTAACTAAAACTGCAGTAGTATTTGACTTTTTTGCAGTTAAAGATTTGTACAGTAGAAGAAGAACTATACTAATAGATAGAGCAGCTTAATGTCTACATCAGCAGAAAGAACATATTTAGTAGAACAAGAAAATAGAAAAGTTTATATAGAACGACAAAGTACTTCTGCTGAACGTACAGTATATGCAACAGAGGATTAATAAATGAGTTTTACTTGGCCTAATAAAGACCCAGACGAACAATTAGATTATAGCGTAGATTGGTCACGTTTTTTAGGCACTGCTACAATAAATTCTGTTGTATGGTCTATCAAAAGTAATAGCTATACTACTAAAACAGTATTGGCGGCAGGGGAAACACTGGCTGTAGCTTCTAGTGCAGCAAGCTCAGACACTATACAAAATGTTTCTCAAACACAAACTTCAACAGTAGCCACCATTAATATAGGAGGTGGTACTGCGAATGAAATGTATACGTTTTTTTGTAGGATAATAGATACTACAGGCAGCCAAGTAGAACGTACTATAAAGCTACGAGTAAAGGAAAGATAAATGGCATATAACTACATAGGTTTAGTTAATGATGTTAATCATAGATTAAATGAAGTGGAACTTACTTCTGTTAATTTTTCTTCTGCTGTAGGTGAGTATAGTGCCATAAAAGATGCAGTTAATGCATCTATTAGATATATAAATCAACATGAGTATGAGTGGCCTTTTAATCATGTAGATCAAGAAGAAACGTTAACAGCAGGAACAGTAAGATATGCGTTTCCTTCAGACTGTAAAACAATAGACTTTAGTAGCTTTAGAATTAAACGAGATGCTACTTTAGGAAATGCCACAAAAAGATTAAACGTAATTACCTATGAAGAATACCTAGACAAACATGTAGATATAGAGTACAATGACTCAACAACAGCAAGAGCTTTACCAGATTATGTATTTAGAACTCCAAGCTTAGAGTTTGGCTTTGTAGCAGCACCAGATAAAGCATACATAGTTTGTTATGAATACTATAGATTACCTGTAGATTTAATAAGTCATTCAGATGTTCCTGCTATACCTGAACAATTTCGTAATACTATTATAGATGGGGCAATGCATTATGCTTACCTGTTTAGAGGCGAATCTCAAGAAGCGTCAATGATGCAACAAAGATTTTTAGATGAAATAAAAAGTATGCGTAGTTTATATATTAATCGTTATGATTATTTACGATCTACTGTAATTACACGTGGGCATACTTCAGTAAGTTCTTTTAGAGTAGGATAACTATGCCTACAAAACGGCAAACATACCCCATTGAGTTTCGTGAAGGTCTTATAACTAATATGAGTCCATTACAACAAGGTATAAACTCTCCCGGATCTGCAAGAGAGTTAAAAAACTTTGAGCCATCTGTTGAGGGTGGTTACAAAAGAATACTTGGGTTTGATAAATACGATTCTAATATAATACCTCCCTACGGTGCTCCTGTAGTTAATGCAGCTAGTCAATCGGGTACAACACTTATACTATCTGCTATACATACTACACCTGTAGCAGGTGATACATTTAGTATAGCAGGTGTCACAGGTGTATACACAATAGCTTCAAGTGGTGTTTCGTATGTTGCAGCTACTAATACAGCAACGTTAACATTAACCACTTCACTGGCTAGTAGTCCAGCTAATGGAGCAGCAATTACTTTTATTAGTACTACTACTGACTACTTGACATTAGGAGTAGGTGTTTTTATAGACAGGATTATAGTAGCTAGAAATAGTGATCTATTTACTACTGCTGGTAGTGGTTATACAAAAATAAACATCCCTAGTTATGGTACTGTTTTGGTAAATGCAGGTAGTCAGTCGGGTGCAACGTTAGCGGTAGACGCATTAACCAGTGCTCCTCAAGCAGGAGATGTATTTACTGTAGCTGGAATAGACAAAGTATATACTGTAACATCTAATGCTACAGTAAGTTCAGGGGGTTCTACACTAGACATAAGTCCTAACTTAGCCAGTAGTCCAGCAGATAATGCCGTAGTTACTTTTATATCAGTAGCTAGAGAAGCTCCTTCTAAAACAAGATTTGCTAGATATAAGTATGCTACGGATGAAAAAATTGCAATAGTAGATGGTACTAATGCTCCTGCACTATGGAACAATGTAACTTTTACAGTGCTTGATGGTGCTCCTGCAGAAACTATTGGAGCTACTTTTGTAACAGACTTTAAAAAACATTTATTTTTTGGCAAAGCAGATAAACTTACTTTTACTGCACCTTATACAGATAACGATTTTACTGCTGCGAGTGGTGCAGGTTCTATTTCAGTAGGTGGTTCAATTACAGGTTTAGTAGTCTTTCGTGATAAATTAATTATATTTACAGAAACTTCTATATATCAATTATCAGGTAATAGCATAAGTGATTTTCAATTAACTCCTGTAACAACAGATGTTGGATGTATAGACACAGATACCATACAAGAATTTGGTGGAGATGTTATGTTCTTAGGCCCAGAAGGTTTAAGATTATTAAGTGGCACAGACAGAATAGGTGATTTTGGACTGGCTGTTGTCAGTAAAAAAATACAAAATCAAATGACTAATTTAATTACTAATAATACTTCTTTTTCTAGTATTCTCATTAGAGGTAAGTCTCAGTATAGAATATTTGGTTACAGTAATAACGTCACAGAAGAATCTGCAGAGGGAGTATTAGGCACACAGTTTTCTGGTCAGGGTGGAGACAACATGGCTTGGGCTGAGACTAGGGGTATAAGAGCATACGTATCGGATAGTAGATTTTACTCTAACGTAGAAACAATTGTATTTGCAAATAATGATGGATACTTATACCAGTTAGAAGAGGGCAATAGCTTTAATAGTAAAAATATACCAACTACATTTGCTACTCCTTTTGTGCCGATAAGCGATCCAAGAACAAGAAAAACTTTTTATAAAGCATTTCTTTATACTGATCCTCAAGGTAGTGTATCGTTTAACATGAGTTTAAAATTAGACTTTGACGAAAAAAATATTATACAACCTACACAAATAGATTTTAATAATGCCACTGGTACGGTTGCTTTTTTTGGATCAGCAACTTTTGGATCAACAGCCGTATACAGCGGAAAACTTTTAAAGTTGTTTGAAACACAGCTTATAGGATCAGGGTTTACTGGATCGTTTCAATTTGAATCGGATAGTACAGACCCACCATTTTCACTCGATGCCATAACTCTAGAGTATGGTACTAACACAAGAAGGTAAAAAACAATGGGAACAGGATATACACGTAACGATAGTAGTAATAATATTGCTGATGGTAATGTTATTAACGCTTCAGATTTTGATGGAGAGTTTAACGCCATTGAATCTGCTATGGGAACAAGTGGTCACACGCATGATGGTACAGCCGCTGAAGGTGGGCCTGTTTTAGTTGTTGGGCCAGCTCAAGATCTTGTTGTTTCTACCTCAGAAGTAAAACCTAAAACGGATAACGCACTTGACTTAGGTACATCTTCTCTACAATTTAAAGATGCGTTCTTTCAAGGTACAATAGATACTGACGGCATAATGACTGCAGCTACCTTTGAACCTGATGGTGATACCGCTGCTGGAGATAATGCAGCTATAGGTTACACCGCTGCTGAAGGTTTAATCTTAACGGGTCAGGGTAGCACTAACGATGTTACAATTAAGAATGACGCTGATGCTGATGTAATAGAAATACCTACGGGTACAACCAATGTAACTGTAGCTGGTAACTTAGGAGTTGGCGGTACTGTTACAGGTACAGGTACATCCGTATTTGCCTCACTAGACATTTCAGGTGACATAGACGTATACGGCACAACTAACCTAGACGTTGTAGACATTGATGGTGCAGTTGATATGTCCTCTACACTACAGCTTGACGGTGCAGTAACTTTGGGTGTTGCAGGGACTAGTAATGGTTTTATAAACAGTCCTAGTGGAATATTTGTAAATATTGACTCAGACAATAATCAAACAGACCGTTTCTTTGATATTCGTAAAGACTCGACAGATGGCTCTGGAACTCTTCTTTTTCAAGTATTAGAAAACGGTGCTGTTACTATCCCTGCTACTGCCCTTGTAACAGGCGTCCTGACCACCACGGCTGCAACTGTGTTTAACGGTGGGTTTGCTTCTAATGCGGCTTCTACTATTAGCACAGCAGATAACTTAGATACACTCTCACTTATCTCTACAGACGCTGATGCTCTTGTTGGGCCTAATCTTAGAATGTATAGAAACTCTGGCTCTGCTGCTGATGCTGACCAATTAGGTAAAATGACGTTTGTTGGTAAAAATGATGCAGGTTCTCCTGAAAATGTTTTTTATGGTGAAATAGGTTCACAAATTAAAGATGCTAGTAATGGCACAGAAGACGGTAGAATATTTATAAATACTATAGTTGCAGGAGCATTAGCAAGTCGTATTAATGTTATGCCTACTGAAGTAGTTATAAATGATGAAAGTAATGACCTAGACTTCCGTGTTGAATCAAATGGCAACGCTAATATGCTGTTTGTTGATGGTGGTAATAATAAGGTTGGTATAAATAATGGATCACCAGCAAGGCAACTTCATATTACAGACACTATTGCAAATGGTGGTGCTAGTTTAGGATTGACATCATCTGATAGCTCAACAACTGGTTCGCTAGGAATAATTCATTTCGGAAACAATACTGATGGTTCACTAGTAAGTATTGGTGGACTTGCAGATGGTTCAACTTCTGCTGGGGCATTGCTGTTTAAAACTGAAGCAGCAGGCGGTGCTATTGAGGAAAGATTCCGCATTTCCTCTGACGGTTCTTTGTCTACAAAGACACTAGGTACATCCAATGTCCGATTTGGTGTCAACGCAGGTAACTCAATAGCATCTGGCGGTAATCAAAATACTTTAATTGGAGATGAGGCTGGCACTGCAATCTCGACTGGGGATGCTAATA